GTTGTTCCTGCTACCGGGACCACTGAATAAACACCTGGATCCTGCAAATTTGTAGTTTTAACGCCCATTACAACATTAACCGTACAACCCGTTAATGTGGCGTTAGTCACTGGCTCAATTAATACGTTCGTAGGGTTGGCGCTGTACGACCCTGCCCGCTTTATTGAATCTATGCTAGTGCAAATACCCCCGGCAATCGTTACAGTTAATAAAAATGCCTCGGAAAATGTCCCGGTTGTGCCTGTTAACGTTGTGGATCCATTCGTACCACCTGATCCCGCGGCCACAATAGTGGCACTAACTACCATTGTTTCAACGACGATAGCTTTCGCGGCTGGGGAGGCTGTACCCCCCACAAGCGTTAAAATGTCGCCGGGTATGTAATTACCAACGCCGGGGGTTAACGGTTGAACCCCATAACAACGCCCAACCGCATCATCTATTAGGGCCGGCACTGGGCTATATTTTGGCAATTTTGGGATTGTTTCTCCTACAACCGGGGCAATCGCTGAAGAATATTCAATTATTGCTCCAACCGATTCAATAAAAATTGTTGTTGTTCCGTCACCTACATCTGAGGTCGGATAAGTTACAACAAACCTATTATTCACAATAGGATTAAACAACATAGGTTGTTTAATCCCTAACGGTCCGATCTTGTAAACTTTAGCTATGCCCGTATGTATAACATCAACTGTTAAGCTTTCGCCTAACTGCATTTCAATTATGGCTGAGCCGTTCGGGAAAATTGTTCCGGTTTTCATGGTTATGATCCAAATCTAAACCAAACGTTAAGCGGTTGGTTGTATTTAAAATTAATCGGGGTCGTTGGGCTTAATCCCGCGTTAGCTCCGATCACTGTTGAACCTAACGAGCTTAACGTCAAGGCTGTTATTGTTTGCGTTGAAACTAGGGCTATTTTCTGGCCGTCAATCGCCACACCGTATGCAGGAAAAGTCACTGTTAACGCGGCAATGGTCCCGACTGGCTGGATAATGTACCACTTGTTATAAGTTGCGCCATTGTCAGGGATCGTCGCACCAGTCAATGGTACGCTGTAAAAAGTAACATAACTAGAAACTGACGTTAATAGGCTTTGAATAAACGCGGCAATTGTCGAAAATGCCGCCGCCATGGTTAACCCTGAATTTTGAACAAACACCGGGACCAAATCGCCGGCCCCAACTGACTGGGTAACAGGCAAACGGCTACCGTTTAAAAATTGGCTCATATTAAATTATCTCGGTTGGGGTTGTTGAATCATTGCCCGAATTAAAAACGCGGCTTAACGGCTTATTTCCTGCCCCTGTCAATAGCGTTCCGGGGTATTGTTTATCGGGGATAACACTCAAGTTTAAAAGCATCGCCGTGAACGATTCCCTGGCGTTGCTTATTGAATCAGGGGTTAATGTTTTACCAAACGACGGGGCGATCCTTTTCGCTAGATTCATGTAAGCGGCTTCAACCGCTGCAGCTGGTAAATTAGAAAGCTGGTTGATATCTGAACCGATCTGCCCGGTTGGTAATGGATAACCAATATTAACGCCCATAGCCGCCCATGTACCCATTAATCCATCAAGCTGCAATAAAACCCGGCTTAATTGCGCCGGGTCAATATCATATAAATAATTAGCAAAACCGATCTCATTAAAAGCGGCCGTTATAATGTCAAGTTTTGTCCATCCACTATTTAAACCGCTATTATCTGACATTGGTTAAACCTCTGCTTTTGTTTTATTGGTTGTTTTTACTGGCGGGGCGGTTAACGCTTCGGCTTCATCGGGGGATAATGCCCAACCGTTAACTAATGCGTCGGTTAATTCGTCGCCGTCGTCAACGTTCTTAATATCGTAGGTTTTACCCTCCAGATATTCAATCTGATCGCCTGGATATCTGTAAACAAACATTTTAACACCCCTTTTTCTTGCCGGGGGCTTTACCCTTTGGCATTTTTGCGGGGGCCTTTTTTCCGATCATAATAATTATACCCGGCTTGGTGACTGGTTGTGATTTTGCCATTTTACTGCACTCCTGAAAATTAAGGGGGTTCCCATCCATGGGAAAATGAAACTCTATAAAAATTAAGTTTGATTGAAAAGCATAACGCCGCATTGTTGCGGTTGGTTAACCACTACGCCGAACAACGTATCGACCCGGCCTTTTAATGTCAAAGTGTTAATGTCTAAAAAGTAAGACATTGTTAATGTGATACCGCTCTCGGTCGTACCTGTCATTACATTAACGCCCGCATCGGTTGGGATCTCATATTTACATGGGATAATTTCGATCGCTTGTTTTTGCCAGAACGGGTTAACCGGGGCTGCTACAGTATTTAAAAATGTAATAGCTGCACCCGCGCCGGGTGTAGCTGTCACGTTCTTATATTGCAGTTCTGCCGGGGTTCCACCTGTGCCGCTTATGATAGGCGGGCTTATTTCAACCGTACCTGTGCCACCTGCACCTGTTACGATCCGGTTAATAACGAACGTCATCGGCTGGCCGGTATCTACTTTTGTAATTTGATGAACCGAGTTACAAACGTTGGCGGCAAATTGAAAACGATCACCAACCGCAACCGTGCCACTGGTTACAGTAATCGGGATCACCTGATACCTGTTTTCTTTCGGGGTAACTGATCCGTCGGACTGGGTTGTAGTAGCTGCCGGGGTGTAATATTGGCCCGCACTTGTTAAAGTAACAGTAACACCGGCCGCGGCCGCTTGTCTGTAACCATAATCAAGTTTAAACATTTCAAAACCGGCAATATCAGCATTGATACGCGCTTTTTCGTATGCTGTACGGGGCAAATCATTAATTGTCTGACGTGATGCCAGGTTACCCGCTGCCGCGTTGTAATCACGTGGCGTTAACGCTGCTTTACGTTCAAACATCGATACGCCGCGTTCATCCATTGCTGCACTTGCCAGCCCCCAATCATCATAACCGACTGACGCCGTGGTTCGCTTAATCGTGATTGTACCTTGCAACGCGGCCGCGTTAGAAACTGCGACGTTAATGTCTGATGCTAGTTTTTGCTTTGCCGCTTTTAGCAGGCTGCCGCGGGTTAACGCGTCGCGGAGTTCTAACCCATTAAGGTTAAACACTGAGTTTTTTTGAAAACCAATTGACGCGGGAACGGCCAATTGTGTGGCGCTGGCTGCTGAAAATGCGGACGTGGCATCAATACCGTTCTGACTTGTAGCGATCATTGGGATCGTTCGCCAAATGGTATCACTTGATCGTTGGAAACTTTCGCCTGATGCGTTGAACTTTTCAACGTTTTTAGACATTACTAATTGATCGTCGAATGATTCCAGTAAGTTTTCAAACTGGATCGTTATTTGTTTATTTAAGTTATTCGTGGCCATTGTTGGCGCTCCTATAAAATGGATTGATTAAAAGTTATACCTTTCTAATCTCGCCATTTTATAAGGGCCTTGTGCGGGGGGCTTTGTTCGCGGTTTTTTAACGGCTACCGGTTGCCTTTTGTTCAATTATAGATTTATGTTTTTACTTTGGCAATGATCTATTGTTACCCGTCAAATGCCCCAGCTAATAAGTTATGTTTAAATGATTCAAGTAAATATAAAAGGGTCGCTTTATTACCTGTGGATCCTGCATAATAAAAATCCCTGGCTTCACCTTTTTTAAAACCAATAATCAGAACATCATCCAGTCGCCCCATAGCTGCTCTTAAAACATCATTTGGGGTTGGTTTTTTTTCTAGTTCGCTCATTTTTGCAACCCTCTCTTATAAGCGGCTACTTTTGTAAAATCTCCTGTTTTTTGCGCTTCGGTTCGTAAACGTTCAAGTTTCACGTCGGTTTTACCACTTATAACCGCCGCGCCTGATCCGGTCCCCAAGTTCAAACGCCGCTCGGGTTCGGGGGCTGTTCTTTTCGTCACTGTAATGCTCCTTTCAATTTCATTCATTTGTAATGCGAACTGAATCGGGTCAGTTATCTTCGCCAACGCTTCCAATTTTGATTTATTCTTACCCAACGCATAAATTAGTTTCGCGGGCTCCTTGGCAAATTTTAAAATAATCCCCTGCCGTTCGGGATCAATAACGCTTATTAATTCCGCTTCGGCATCGTCAAAATCTTTAACTTTTAACGCGGCCTTTTGCCCCTTGTAAGAATCTACTAACCCAGCCCAACCTTTTTGTGCATCGATAACCCGCTGTTGCTCTTGCTGAAGCTGTTGGGTAACCGTTTGTTGATGTATAACCCAATTTACCAACG